CTCTCGATAGATGGTTGTTTTCTCACACAATTGCCTACCCCTTACCTCAAACCTGAAAGGCTTGCGGGGGTCGATAGACAAATGCAAAGAAAAGGATGTGAGCGGCGAGGAGCAGCTCTTCCATTGGAAGAGACTGGTCCGTCGCCTCGTGTCCGCGGTCAGGTTGGGGGATCCTGGAAGGGATCCCATCACCTGGACCTATGAGTTTGACTCCCTCTGGAGCCCCAAGTTACGGGACACCAGAGGACGACGTGTCAATTTCTTCCGGTGTGATCAGGAGACCGCAGTGTGTCTTCTGTCCACCCGGACGTATTGGTACAAGAGACTTCCCAAGGCTCAGAGGCAGAAGGTCAAGAACCTCTGCGCTGATTCTAAAGGAAGAAGATTTCTCCGAGACTGTCTGCACACCGCTGATGGTGTGCTAGTCAGTCTCCTCTTTGGATTTCCGGAATTGTTTTTGAACGGCTATGAATATTCCGATCAAATAACAAATTCGATACTATGCAACTGCTTTCACGGCTACTCAACGTTCCAAAAGAACATTAAGCAGATCCGCAAGCAATTTCGTCATGCGGCATTTTCGAAGACCAAGGTTAACTTGGACTACGATATGCTACGCAGCTACTCATGGATTGTTCGGCCCCTCCAAATTCTAAACGAATATGCAGAGAGGTCGTCCAAAGAAAAGATGTTTCGTGTTGGTATGTTCTGCCAAACCAGGTCTACTGGTTTAGCAGGCGCCCAACAAGTAAAAGATTCTGTGCAAGAATTCATTGACGGTGTAACCACCGAGAGTGAGTTCAGGCCAAATGAGCTGTTGGAATCGTCCATTGATCAGGTAGTCCAGACATTGTCTAGTCAACCTACCTATGGTACGAATCCAGAATTCAAGATCTCTATGAGCACTTCCTCCTGTAGGGAGAGCTCAAAGAAGAACGAAGGAAAATTCGGGTATTTGAAGACCCTCGTGAGAGGGTCTTCAAAAGTCATTCCACCGCTACGCGATGGAATTCCCGGTACGCTTGGTAACTGGCTCTGGCCTGAGGCTTGTGAAAGACTCAGGGAAGATCCAGAAGAAGTTCTTAGTGTCAACGTGGCCGCGGTTCGTGAGAACGGCAAGGCACGCGTTGTTACGTCTGGTTCATTTTGGAAGGATGTGGCTCTACAACCGTTTAGCCACATCTCACTCCATGCGATCAAGACCTTCGACAATTTAAAATCCTCCCTTCAAGCTGCAAAGCTCGGGTGGAAATTTATTTCGGAGGTCGAATACGAATACGATGGTATAGGAAGGTACAACTGGATTTTTGACAATCCAGATACGGTCCTGTACACATCTGACTGGAAGAAGGCCACCGACGGCCCTACCCCTGAGTCGGGGTGGAGGCTCACCGGTGAGCTGTTTCGTGAACTCGGTCTCTCGCCAGAACACCTTGAGATAATCAAGGAGTACTGGCTAGGGAAGAAGAAATTATTCTACAAAGGGAAACACGTGGGATACCTCGTTAGAGGTATACCCATGGGAGACCCGATCACCAAAACCAACCTGTGCCTCGCACATGTTGTTTGTGATTTGTATGCCAAAGCCAAAACCGGTTGTCTCTCGCATGAGAGAGGCAACGGTGATGACACTGCAGCATTCTGCACGTCTCCAGAGTACGCTAAGTACCATCTGGAGGCGGCTGAATTACTTGGATATGAACGTAGCCCCGAAGATGACGTTGTCACGTCAGATTGGGGGACATACGCGGAGGAATACTTCTACAAACCCGTAAGCAAGGTAAATACCTGCCGATGGGCCATGAGAAGAGGAAAACAAGACTTGTTGCCCTATCTTGACCTTCCGAAAGGGAGGATCATGATCGGGACAACGAAAGATCGGATCGATTTCTCGTCGGACCCCAGAGGGAAAGTTTCCCTGATGGGGCACGAGGAGGAATACGCAGCGAGATTGGACGGACCGGGCAATACGATTTTCAGTATAGCCTCGGCCATCCAAGATGTACATTTGTCCACCCTGGACTATCAAACACCCCTATTCTTGCCTAGACAAGTTTTCGGAGTAGGGAAGATGGTACCGGGATGGAACGTGGATTCATACATGAACATGCTCGAGAGGACAGAGCCCTGGAAAAGGGATCTGTACCTCAGAAGCATGGCCGAACTAGTGGGTCGCGAGCCGGTTCTGATCACTCAGTACCGGGGCGCGCTCAAAGAATCAAATCATTTCGACGGTGAGATGATGGTTGAAGTAATCAACATCCCACACGACGATCCAGTGAAGAAACATGTTGCGGTGTCTGTCGACGATTACGACAAATACCCAACTGGTTCGCTACAAAAGTTGGTAAGTCTAGGTATGCTTGTTCCTGAGAGCAAGCTTACCAAGTACTACCTATTCCAAGAAAGACTTACGTCCCTGGAGCAGGACCTCAAAAGGGACCTGTTCGAGGTGACGAAAGCAAAGATGGCGAAGGCCCCAGATCTTCTCGATAAACCAAGAGAGATCGTGGAGGACTTCTGTATGCTGTACAATAAACGGCCCTATCTCCTGAAAGGAGGTAAGGCCGAAGACTTGTATACACTTGATGCTGTGAAAGTACTAGAGCAAGGTAACCCGCTTAGGGTGACCGAGCTCGACTTTCCAATGATTGACAAGTTTCACAAACGTCTCCCTCCTAGCGGACGCTATGAGGAAGAAGGTTGGAAACTGTACGACTGGTTCGTGGATAACAAATACTGGATCGAAACAGATCAAGAATTTGAACTTCCACCGCAAGCTATACTCGAAGACGATCCCATAATCCTGCAGTCTATACAGGAATGTGAGTTCGCCGACATTTTCATGATTGTCACTGACGATATCAAACTCGTCAGAAAAGCAAGGAAGCTCGCCAACGGTTACGTTGGAAGAATTTCCTGCTATGACTACCTACGATCGATACGTAACGACCCTGATCGGTTGGATGTTAATACAACCGATCACGTCGAATACTTCTTTGAACAGATTTACCAGAGGCCGGTCTCGGTAGAGATCGACCTCGGGTCTCTGGATACTTGTATAAGATCCTACCAGGACGACTCCCACGGGTTTTACCGTGCGATTGGAATCCCCTGGAGGAAGGACATTGCTCGGAAGAATATTGAGAAGGAGCCTCACACGGCTACTACTGAATTTTCATTCCATACATTGGATCAGATGGGTTACCCGTGGAAGGCTTATCGCCTGCCCGGGGACTCATCGAAAAGCGTGTACAACTCAGGCCCTTCCGGCTTCGTTAGAAGCTGGAAGTAAGGCCCGTTGTAATTTCGAGTCGAAAAACTCAATAAGTTCTCACTTCTAGGTGAGCACCGTGCCGCAAGGCGAGGTGCCCCAGAAGGTCATCGACCAACGTGAG